CATTAATTACCACCTTGTTTATTGTATAAAATTTTTAATGCATTTATATCAGCAATAAATTTATCTAAATTATCATTTGTAATACCAAAAGGTCTTTTGATTTCTTTATCATTAAATAATCCTGGTACCTCTACTTTTTTAGATCCACCCTCTGGTATCTCATATATAGATCTTGCAACATTTAATAGATTATTTAAATTCTCAGCAGATCCATAATACTTACTTTGAAAGTCATTCATAGTTTTAGTATCTGGATCAAAGTCTCTTACATATTGTAAGAAAGTGTTATTGTTAGTAGAGAAACCACCATATGCTTTTTGATTTGATGTTAATTTAGTTCTTATCTTTAATATCTTAGCTTTAATATTATTATCTTCTGTTTTAACAGAAACAATCTCCATTGCTTTATTCATTAAGTCAGCAGATGAAATACCTGGATTATTAAACATATAATCATAAAGTTCATTAGACTTTTGTCTGTACTCTTCAAATGCAATACTCTTCTCATCACTATCACCGATACTAATTCTAGTATCTTCATAACCAATAGCTTTTTTAATGTAAGCATCAGCTTTAGTAAATGTAGCTGTCTTTCTTTTATCGATTGCTAATTTAAATTCACTTCTTTGTTTAGGAGTAATTTTTCTAGTAGCATAAACTTCGTCAACATCTTGATCAGTTAACTGACCTCTAATTAATAATGTCTCTAATCTGTCATACTCATCTGCATCTGTGAATGAACCATCATCAATAGAAGTATTAAAATCTTTAATTAGTGTTTCATATTCATCTTTATCTACATTCTTCATTGCATCTAAGTGTTGTTTAGCAGCAGTATAATCACCAGCTAATTTTGCCTCGTAGTATTTAATTCTTGTATCTTTAATAATTCCATTTGCATCTGTTACTCTTGCCTCTTCTTTTGCTTTAATATTATCTCTAACTTCTTTAGCCCAGCCTTCTACTTTCTCTAAGTATGCCTCTTTCTCATTTTGTGGGAGACTTGCATAAATTTCTTGTAGATTTGTATTACCACCAAAGGTACCTTTCTCTGCCTCATCATACATATCCATTGCTTGAGTAGCTGTCTCCTGGACATCTGGAGTATCGTAGTATGTACTTAATACATTTTGTTTTTGTTTAATAACTTCTGCATCCCACTTGGTGCTCCAGGTATCAATATCTTTATAACCTTTAATAATTAATTCATTCATCTTGATTTGTTTCTTTTGTTTAAGATGATCATCAATACTTATTGTTTTTTCTTCATCATCAAAGTCATGATAAATTTTAATCTTACCCATGTACGCATTAACATCTTTAGCAATTTCATTAATACTTTCTTGGGCATAATTTTTAACAACAGAAGTTTTAATTTCTTTTGCTCTCTTAATACTATTACTTAAATAACTATTGTAAGAAGAGTGAGCCATAGTCGCTAACTTAGCTTTGACTGTAATAGCTCCTTCTGCATCTATATCTAAGAATGCTTTAGTGTATCCATTAACAATAGCATTTAATCTAGTTTCAAATTCTTCAGATGGCATTTCAAATGTAGTAGCCTCCATCTCAAGATCAGAAATATCTTTAGATGCTGACATAGCCATATCAGTAGCCATAAAATTAACTTGAGCATTTCTTAAAACTGATTTGTATTTATTAGTTCCTTTAGGAAGTAACTTAGATCTTTCTGTTGGATCTGCATTTAAGTATTGACTTACAGTTAAAGGATTAGACGCAGCATATTCGTATGCAGCAATCTCACTTTCTTTTTCTACTTTACCAATAGCAAATCTTAAAGTTCGATCTATGTTTTGTGCAAGGTTAGAATAACCACTAGCCTGGACTTGTTGCTCTTGACCTAGTGAAACAGTAGGTGAAAAATACTGTGCGTTAATTCCTTTGAATACTTGTCTCTTAGCCATTAGTAGTCTGCCTCCGGTGGATTATTTGGATATTGATTTGTATCAATAACATCTGGTTTAGTTTCAAAACCACCAGCTTGTCCTATAGTTCCTATGTCAGTACCTAGGCCAAAGATAGCTCCCATGATCCCAGCTTTCTTAGCTTGTTTACCAGCATTTTTTAAATTACCAAATTCTATTAATCCTAAGTTTTGCATTAGCTCTTGATTAATTAATGCAATAGAAAATTCTTCAGATCCAACTCTTAATGATGCAATTTGAGCAGTAGCAGCAGAACCTTCCATTGGCATAATTCCACTTGCAGCAGCTTTGGCAATCATCTCAGATATACTCTCATTAGTTTCTTTTAAAACTTTAACACCTTGTTCTTTTGCCTCTATTTCTTTTGATTTGTATTTTAATAGAGCCTCATCAGCTTTAGCATCGTAGTATGCTTTTGTAGCCATACCTTGTTGGTATGTTGCATATGCTTTACCTACAGATGCTACTACAGCTACTATTGCCCAAGGGTTCATTGTCCTACACTCACTTTAAATTCAACTCCCAATAAAGTAAAAAACAAGGGCTGAGATTGGGAGAATGTCATCTGTCCTCGTCTGTCATAACCTAAAATTGGTTTTCTTCTTTTTAATCCAGTATAGAAATCACCAGCAGTAAAACTAAAGTCACTTCCATTCAATGTTAAATTTTGTGTCAAGTACATATTTGCTGTTGCCTCTACTATTCTTTTTTTCTGTGCTAATACATTACCACTAGATAATTTTAATTCCACCGGTAAAGTTTTAATCTCTGTAGTAAAGTCTAATCCTATTTCTACATAAGATGTTGGGACACTATCTAAAGTGATTTGCCCAGAAGATACAGTCTTGTCAGATTGCATACGATCATCAGCGATAACTTTTACAGTTTCACCTTCTAAATGACTTAAACCAGTTACAGTTGTTGTACCAGGTAAACTTGCACCAGTTAATAAAATATTACTGTCTGTTGTATTGTCATCATTAAATGCCTCTACATAATAAACAGTAGATCCATTAATTGTTCTTTTAACTACAAAATAAATTGTATCTACATCAACAGCTACATTTACAAATTCACCATCTACAGTAGATAAAGAAGGAGCAATAACATTCTGTCCTCTTAGAATAGAGTAAGTTGCTAAAGATCCATCACTCTCATTAACAATTAATAGCAAGTCCCCATCATCAGTCGAAGTTGCTTTTCGAAGGGCCATATCAGACGGGGACCTTAGCAAGTGAGAAGATAGTAATGAAATGTTATTAGAGATATAAGATAGTTCTACATCACTAAATAAAAATTCTCTTAGAGCTTTACCAGCTCTTTGTATAAATAAAGTTCCACTCTCAGCTCCTACAGGTTTAATTCCTTCTTTAGCTCCTCTTCTTGTTGCTGTACTAATAACAATATTGTTTGGAGTAATAGGATCCAATGCAGCTTGTGAAACGAAAAACTCACCACCCTTAGTAAAGATCTGTAAGTCTCTACCAGCAAACATTCCAGTAATAGCATTAACACTATCAGTTGCTAATGTAGCCTCGATAGCATCATCGTCTAAAGTTTCTCCTGGATTGAAATCATAAAATCTTGCAACTCTAGATGCGAATAAAGTATTAGGTCTAGATTTAGATCCACCAAAATATAATCTACCTTGGTGAAAGGTTACAGTTCTTGGCCATCCTTTGGATGAGCTCCAGGCATCTTCATATCCACTTTCAATGTACCAAGATCCAGATGCAATAGCATCCGTATTAAAAAAAGGTATTTCAACAATAGCCTCTACTTCACTCGATGAAACATAACGAGTAATTCTTGCTCTTCCCAATCCATCATTGGCCTCAACATACTGACCAACATCACTTGCAGCAAAAGCTCCACCACCACCAGTCAATGTAATATTTCCATCAACTTCACTTGGTGTTAAAGTGTGAGAAGGACTTGATGTTGTAATAGTAAATGCATACTGAGGTATGTATTCAAAAGTTATATTTGTAATTGTCCAAGAGCTGTCAGTAGCACCTCTAGTAATTTCTATAGGTTGCATATCTTCATGTACTACAATTAAGGTATCAGCAGACTGAGCATAATCCATAGTAGCTAATACTGAGCTGCCAATCGTTGTAGTTAGATAATCGTTACCAGATCCATTAATGTTAGTTACTAATTCTTTATCTTTATAAACATACATTCTATTATTAACGAATAACATCATGTAACTTTGTGAAGTTGAAAATTCAAATGGAACCAATCTACATCCGTTTTGTGGATTAGCAGCAGAAGGAATTGTACTTATATATTCTAATCCTGGTCTACGAATAGCACCACCTTGTGGTTGGATTAAAACATTACGAGCTTTGTCTAGAGCATTGTAATATTGATTAATATCAATTCTAGAATTTAATAATGGATCTAGTTCTCCAGTTGTAAAATTTGATTGAATTGTTACAGCTCTGCTCATTAGTCTCTAACATCTGTTAATGGGAAATCCACTATTGAGTAATTTGGTTTTCCTCTTCCATCAATATTAGTTGCTTGTCGAAAATACCCACCCCTTCCATTTTCGCTTTCTAGTCCCACAGCTACTTTTCTCCAATAATCAGATTTAGTTATTTGATCTGTTACTGGTTCGGCAAGATGCCATGCCATCATATAAACGAGTAGCTGCACGAAATATGAAGGCATCAATCCTTCTGTTATTACACTTGAGATATAATCAATGTAAATATTTTCTTCATTAGTAGCAATCGCTGGTCCGGATGAAGTGTAAACAATTTCGTAATTTTGTATTGGTAATACTCTTGTCGAGCTTGAATTATAAACTTGTAAAGGTGTAGATGATATTGCAGTTGAAGGCATTACATATTGATATGCCCATTCGTTAATTGGTGTAGTTGAAGATTTTGCTAATTGTGTTTTAGTTAAGGCAAAGGACCAAGGGTATAATGATAATGCTTGTTTCTTAACTGTCTCGTAAATTTGATTACAAACTACAGCAGCATCATTAGTAGTATCACTAAACGATGAAATTGTATCTGAACCTAATAGCACTAATGCTTGGTTACAGATTGAAACATTTGTATCTCCACTTGCCATTTAATTCCTCTAATTAATGAAGAGGCCCCGAAGGGCCTCCCCAGTATTAGTTATTAGTCTGTGTCTGTGACAGCAATAGTTGTGCCATCAGAAACATCAACAACACCACTTGCATTTGATAATACAATACAAAGTGTGCCTGTTGGTACAGAGCTATCCCATACATAGATTAAGTCACCAACTTTTAATACATCTGATGCACTATTAAAGTAACCAGAAGTATTAATGTCAGCGATGACATCTGTGCCAGGTGCTGTGTAACTCCACATTTGAGGAGCATTACCAGCTTTAGCTTGACCACCTATTGGTTGTAAGTTGTCTTTATTATAAGCCATATTGTTATCCTCCTCTATTAGCTTTCGTCACAAGTTACTTTTACGATACCTTCGTCATCGATAGCTACGGCACCAGCAGAGAACATAGAGTTCACCAAGAAAGAAGTTTTCTCTGGAACATAATTGATCTCAGTTTTCTGGTTCATATTCACAGCCATACCGATTGCAGATCTATGGAACGCAAAAGTTGTTCTGTCGTTTGTTGATAATGGTAGACCACCTTCGTCTCTGTCACCAATTACATGGAAACGGAAACCTAAGAAAGTGTTGATCTCACCAGAAACTAAAGCCTTAACAGACGCATAGTCTCCAGAGATTGCTCTCTCATCACCTAATAAACCAGAAAGGTTATTAGCATGAACGATCATATGTCTGTCGTCAAACGGGACATTTTTCGCATCAAGAGCTTTCTTAGCAGCAATTAGCTTTCCAACATTTAAGTTAGATGCTGTTGCTGATCCAGAAGTTACTACTGTTTTAGCTACAGTTGAAGGTGAAGATGCTGCATCTAATCCGTCAAGGATTAATTGATCCATTCTTCTACCGATTGCTTTAGATACTACTTGTACCAATTCTTGTCTTTCATCAAAGTTAACTTTACTTTGGTGGAAGATGTCAGAATACTCAGCAGCATTGTAATCACTCATAGTCGCAGTTACTTGTGAATAAGTAACATTCAATGGAGTTACATCTGTCTGAGGGATACGAGCAGTCGCACTACCTTTCCCTAATTTAGGGAATTTGTAAGTGTTGCCTTGTACACCTTGTCTTAGCCTTACAGCACCTAAAAGTGAGCTTTCACCTTGATAGGCTTGTTTTACCTCGGCATCGAACAGAGTGACAAAAGCATTTGTTATTGATTGTGCCATACTTTTATCTCCTTTGTTAACACATTTTTTTTTTACTTAACTTGCAGTTGTCGGGGTAAAGCCCGGCTGACAAAAATGGTGTCTTTGCTCACCAGCCAGAAGGCCATTTATAAATTTGGTTATCTTCGCCTATAAGGATAGTCGAATTCTATAAAATTATCAAGTACCTAAATTAAAAATCTTCGTTATTAACTTTGCCTGGAAAAGCTCTAGCAAACTGTTCTTCAACTTTTCTACGGAATGCTGGATCTGTTTTATATTTAGGATCTGCTACCATTTCATAAAGTTCTTGTTTACTTGCAGCTCCATCTACATCTACTGGTGCAGTTGGAATTGTTTGTTCACCATAGTATTTTCTGATTTTATTTAATGCATTAATACCATTAGCTGTTGCAGCAAATACTTTAAATTCGTCAAAATCTTGTTCTGACCATACACCTTTAGCTACTAATCCTTGTCCCCAAGTCTTAATACCATTAATGATTTGATCTGCATTTGGTCCAAGAGCTTTGGTCTCTTGTTCAATACTAATACTTTCTGCCTCAGCTTGTTGCTGTGACAATGTTTTAAAAGTTCCTACAAGTTTATCGAATGCAGCTTGGGTAGGTTTATTCTCTTTGGCCCAATCTAAAAATTCTTTTGCTAAAGGATCATTGTCTACATCAACATCTTCCATTACAGATAAATCATACTCAGACGGAGCTTTGTGTTTACCCATAGAAAATTGTTTTTGTAGTTCTTTGTAAGAGTGACTTAGATCTTCAATCTTCACTCCTTTTTCTGGATCCCAAAATTTATTTTCAATATACTCTGGTTTCTCTAAAACTTTCTTTTCATCTTCTGCTTTCGCTTGTTCTACAGTTTGATCTCTATTATCATCTTCTAAATGAGGAACATAACTTTCCTCTGGATTAGGAGCTTGTTGCTCTTCTTGTGGTGCAGTATTAGCAATTAATCCGTCACCTTGGTTTTGTTCTATATTTTCGTTGCTCATTGTTTAGCCCTCTCTATGCGTTGTTGGATTTCTCTGATGATACTGTTTTGCCCTTCTCTAGCATAACCATAACTATTATCACCACCAGGTATCCATGTTGGTTGTTGTAAAGTTTTATTTATTAGAAACTGTAAAACTTTTTTTCCTTCTTCAGTTTCAAAAGTTCTAGCAAATGCTTTGTTAGTTTCTAATTCTGTGTCTTTAGTTTGACTTTTAGATTTAACATCTAAAAATTCTATTCCATCCCAGCCTTGTTTCATGATCTAAGTTGTTCTTCTACAGCCTCTACCGGTTCTTGTTGTGTGGGTTGTGCAGCTTGTCCTGGAGCTGGTCCACCTCCTTGCATCATACCTTGAGCAGATAACATCTGCATACTCTGTTGTATGATTTGTTGTTTCTCTTCTGGTGAATTTCTAAGTTCTGAAGGTATACCCAGTTTATCTCCAACATAAGTTGCAATAGCATCTGGTTTAATTTCAGCAACACCACCTGGACCAAGAGCATTAGCAATTTGAAAGAATTGCATAACTTCATTTACCTCATCTAAGTTTTGTGCTTTTGCTAATGGGCTCACCGGAGTAACTTTTACTTGGAGCCCATTAACCTTCAAAGGGAGCTGGATCAGACCTTTCTGATCCATGATGAAGAGTGTTCTACGAATGATTGGAACCATAGTCTCAGTTATAAGTCTACCAAATGCAGCACCCATATTCTGAGCAAGTTCTTTCATTCTTTCTACAATCTCTGTAGCTGATCTCGCAGACATATTGTCTGGTGGTAAAGTATCATCAAGTAATTGTTTTTTAATATTCATTCTTAAATCATTGATAACAATTTGAGATACATTGAAATCTCCAGATCTTGGTAATGGAGCTAGTGATGCACCTTGTGGTCCACCATTTCTAGCAACTGGAATAATAGATCCAGGTTGAATACGAATATTAGATGGATTAATTACTCCATCATCTGCTGCTGTATAAACACCAGCACAAGCAATACTAGCATTCTTTAAAAGTAATTCTAAAGTTTTATTTAAAGTTTTAATATCTGGTAATGCAGTTACTAATGGACCTCTACCAAAAACTTCTCCAGGGATTTTCATATAACGAGAAACAATCCAAGGTGATTGATCCATTCGTCTGTAAACTAATTCCTCTTTAGATTTTTCATGTAATATATGGTAACAATAATCACCTCTATCTAAATCATAAACAACAGCCTCAATAAGTTCTATCATCTCTTGAGGTTTATCATCTATCTGTCTTTGTAATACATCTGGAATTTTTGCATCTGGAAATTCTCTTGAAATAGTTTCAGCTCTTAATTTATATTTACGATAAACATTATCTACAGTTCCATTTGGTCCTTCTTCTAATGCAACAAGGTATTGTGGAACCGGAGTAAACTTAATTGGATTTAAATCATCGCCAGGCTGAATTAACATTGCAGCAGTACCAACACATAGATCTAAAAGAAATTCACCAATCGCTAAATCAAAATTAGATTGTCTTAGTACACTAAACATTTTATCTAAATAAATATCTAAGGCCGATTGTACTTCAGCTCTTTTCTCTGGTGGGATTTCATTACCTGGTTCTAGTCTGCACCATTTTTTGTATGGAGGAAATAAACCAGATTGAATTCTATTTGCAAATCTTTGTACAGAATGAATAGCTGTACTATCAAAGATCATGTTCATTTTATTTTGTCCAGGAACATTCCCTTCGTAGTAACCTTCATATAAATTTCTTTGAGGTAATGCATAACGATAACAATCCTCATAGATCGTTCTCCACATTTCTTTTCTAGTGAATGCTTTGTTAGATCTGTCTAATACTTGTGTTGGTTTTAAATGCATTATGCAGTTTCCTTATTTCTTTGTGCAAAATTTTTTGCAGCTTGTTTAGATCCAAAACCCCAGGCCTTGAGAGCTAAACTTAATCTTGTTGGTTTACCTTGTTTATCTTTTTCTGGTCCA